AGCTAGCTCATCTAGCTCAGCGAGTAATTATTAAAGTCAACGATACTAGTGACGTATTCGCTACCCTAATGGATATTGTACCCGCTAGGGATATCAAGGTATATGAGACCTTAGCTGGCACGTATGTATCAATTGATGCTGTCAATAAGCCAATGAATTATTATCGAGGCATCTATGGAAGCATTCAAGAATTTTTAGATGATTACCATGGTATGACAGAAACAAATTTACTTGGGGGTGACAAAGTTGGACAAAGCTTATAGCAAACAGTTAGATGAATTTAAGCGTCTCCACCATGAATTATCTGAGACCGTTAACAAATTCAATGCAGCATTCAGTAAGATTGAAGAACTAATTGGTGAAATATCTAAACGAGAGCTTGGACTAGACTTACCTGAGGTTAATCTTGGGGGAGATGAACATGACCCAGCACCTTGTGATGATACTGATGTTAGTGGTATTAGCATTCGGTTAACTAATGTTAATACCGGAAAGTCAGCAACCTATAGTTCGTTAGCAAAAGCTGCAAATATGAATCATATTTCTGTTAGTGCAATTAGTATTGCTAGTCGCAAGGGAAGTTTAATCTATGGATTAATAAAGGTTGAGCGTTTAAAAGAAAAACCATTAACGACTCATAATATGCGAAGAGTTTCAGTGTATGACGGAACTACTAATAAAGTATATAGTTCTGTTTTAGAGGCTAGTCAAGAGGTAGGAGTTAACTACTCAGATTTTTCTACCGCATTAAGCTATGGTGAGATTACAAACAAGTATGGTCATCACTACCAGATTAAACGATTAGATGAACGCAAAGACGAAAATCATAGTATTGAGTTACCTAAGATTTGAAGGTGGTGATAACTAATGGCAATTGACATTACTAATATTGGGGAGATTGAAGAAATTTCTTATCGTAACCAGAGAGGCGAAATTGTAACTATTGACCCCAAAAAGTTGTTAGGATTCAATCGTAATAACTTACCATTTGAAAGCCAAGCTAACACCTATTTCCTAGTAGCTAGATTAGCTGAATTAGCAAAATTAAAGGTTGAAAACTTAAAAGTTGACCAACGAAAACTAGAGGGTGAACTATATGCTAAGTATGCTAATGATGATGGTTTAAAAGCAACAAATAATGGACGCAAGCCCACAGAAGGAACTATTAGCCATATGATAGATAGTGATGAGAGCATGGTAGAACTTAGCAAGAAGCTTAACAATAACAACTATAAGGCTCAGCTACTTAATCGTCTAGTAAAGGCGTTTGAACAACGTAAAGACCTAATGCAATCACTTTCTGCACAAATGAGACAAGAAAATTCATTTGGTGTACCAAGTAATCCTGATAAACAGTAATTCTACGAAAAAGTGGGATTTTTGGAATCTCGTGTTATAATGTATATATTAAGAAATGAGGTAATTAATAATGGACTTTAGTAAGAAACTCCAAGCTGAATTGAATAAAGCTAACAATGAAGGTGGCAGTAACAATCGTGATAATGGCCCACAACGTAAGAGCAAGCAGGTATTTGTAAATGGTAAGAATGGGTTATTTGCTCGTATTTTACCATTGGGTGATAAGTGGTTCGCAGTTACTACTAAACGAGTACAAATGACCTTGCCTAAGACTAACGGCGAATATACAATGAGCCCTATCTTAGATATGGATAACAAAGACGATAAGTTAGCACAACTTATTAAGAAGGTACAACATTTTAACTATGAATATCGTGACTCCCATGATGTTGATAGCACATATGATGCTATTGGCTTAAACAAGCAACCTTATGGTGGTGGTGAACCAAATACTAGAGTACAAACACGTGTCGAATTTGTCGGTTTCCAGATGGTAACTGATGCTAAAGGTAACGTAAGTATGGAATCCGGCCCTAACGGACCAATCATTCGTAACTTCTCAGCTTCAGGGGCTGTATATAATAGTTTGCTTGACATCATGGCTGATAAAACCTATAAAGTTAATGGGCAACCGTTTGCAGATTCATTAGGATTTGTATCTGCCCGTGATACGTTCCCAGTACAAGCTAAGTTGCATGGTAACCAATGGAGTGTTAACCCTCGTCCAGACATTATTGTGCCAACTATGAATTATAACTACTTGGAAAAAGATGTTAGTGGTGAAGACTACAAATACTTTGATGACCCATACCGGTTTAATCAACCATTGATGGTAGCCAACCCAGACTTCTACGAACGTGTTCTCGGCCAAGTTCAGGATATTGTAGCTAAGCGTATGCTTGAATTGAAGAACCAAGATGCAGGCTATACTGGCAACCCTTATTTACAATCAGCGCCAGCAAATAACCAGGAAACACAGCCATCGGTTAGTCAATCGGACCCAGCACCAGTACAACATGCTAGCGATTATCCAGAACCATGGGCGGTATCGGGCGAAGTACCAGCTAATCCCGGTAAGGTAGAAGATAACGAACAAGCTTACGCTCAACCGGAACAGCCAACATCAGAAGTACCACAGGAAGCCTCACAAGCTCCATCACAGCATTCTAGCTCTGAACATGTACAAACACCCCAGAGCGATGTAAAAACGTCCGGCGGAGATGACAAGCCTGTTAGTGATGTGGGTAATGGTATGGAAGCTGACACTAATGTAGATGATTTATTATCTAGTTTAGGATTATAATAGGGGGTAATTGATTAATATGACGAAGGCTACTAAAGAAAGTTATACTGATGAATTAGGGTCTTTGTTTGGAGATTTAGCTAAGGATGATGACGCCTTAGCTACTTTTTCAGATAACGACCTAGGAGAAACTAAAGATTGGGTGCCTACTTTAATTCCAGCATTAGATAAAAACCTAGTAGCTGGCATCCCAGCTAGTGGTGAAATTTCTGAAATTTTTGGGGGACCTAGTGCCGGCAAATCAACTTTTGCTGGCTTAATTATGCACAATGCTCAAAAGATGGGTATTGTACCAATTTATTTTGACGTTGAAACTACTCAGCGTGCTTCTAGGCTAATGGAACTGGGTGTAGACCCTAGATTTGTTATGACTGTTAAGCCTAAGCGGTTGAAGAATAAAACGATGATGCCTTTGTATATTGAAGATATTGGTCAAAAGATGATTGATATGGCAGCTAAGATTCATGACCGTGATAAGAATCTAATTACGATGTTCATTTGGGATTCCGTAGCTATGACTCAGCCAAAGATGGCAGCAGAAGCAGATGCAGACCAACAACTAGTGGGGCAACAAGCTAAGGCTTTAACTACCATTGGCCGTAAAATTCAGGTTAATTTAGCCGCAAACAACGGATTTCTGCTTGCATTTAACCAAGCTAGGGATGACTTTAATGCTCCTAATGCAAAGTATGCACAAGTTAAAACGGTTGGTGGAAAAGGGTGGTACCATTTATTATCAACCCAAATCCTATTTAAAAAGAGCACTAAAATTAAAGCTAAATCTTCTGATAAGGAAGCAATTGGTCAGGAAACTCGTGTATCAGTACCAAAATCAAAGATTGGAGATAACGCTACTGATGAGGTAACTGTTGACCTAATTGGGGCAACCGGGTTTGATGCTGAACGTAATCTAGTTACCTCGGCCAATAATATTGGAATAATTGAGGGCTCGAATTGGATGACCTATATTACTGACAATGGCGAAAAGATTAAGTTGCAAGGAAAGATTGCATGGACTGAATATTTAAAATCAGATGAAGCCAGTGCGGTTAGAACGGAATTGTGGCAAAAAGTATTACTAACTTACTTCCCAAAGTGCTACCCACCACTGTTTAACTTACACGCTCGGTTGACCGTTGATAAGTTCCCAGAGATTGAAGGGTTACGCAAATATTATTCTGACATTCAAGAACAATTACCAGAAGATGAACAGGATTATAATTACCGTACCTATATGAAAGCAGGGCTGCCACTTGACTAGAAGAAATGAAGCAGACGTCATTTTAGACGTTATGCAAACGGGTCAGGGGGCCGGTTATTCCCCTAACTATAACCAGAAAGCAATTGTTAAGGAACGCTTAGCAATTCAATTAAAAAGACATAAACGAGTATTGTTGGTTTATCAGGACATTTATCGTCCTCAGCCAGCCGCAGTAGTAACTATTACTAAGTTATATGATAACTTTGCTTTAGGGTATGTTTATAATAAGCTAAGCGATACAAAGATACCATATACAATCAACTATACTTCTATTATTGCAAAGGATTACAGAGTAGAATCCGCTTACGAAGAATGAGAGGGGAAGTAACTATCACTAAGAATATCACCGGTTATAACTCTGACAGTAAAAATGTATTCAATTCTGTGGGTAATTATTATGCTCCCAAGGGTGCTTCTAACATAAAGTTTCTTAGAAGTCCTGAAAAATTACTAAAGCAGTATGACAACTTAATAAGGAGCTTAGGCAGAAAGTATGGACGGTTCTTATCATCAGAGGCTGACCGTCAGGAGCTATACTCATTCATTCAAGATGCCTTTATCTCACTAGTAAAAGAATATGATATCAGTAGCGAGGTAGACTTTCCGGGCTATATTGTTAAGATGCTGGAGTTCAGAGTTAGCCAGTCTTATGCTAAACCAGAGCAAGAACGTAGAGACCACATTAGTCCTCTAAAGAAAGAGACCACCACTATTGAGGGTATTATTAATAGCAAACAGATATCTGGTGACACTACTTCTATCGGGTTCAAAGGAAATGATGTTAAAAACAAAGATGGTGATATCACACCTAAGGCTATCAGGTCAGTTGTTTATGTTCCTAGAGATAATGAAGTTGATAATACCCTAATGGAATTAATTGATGATTTAAGTACCCGAGCGCATCTAAGTCCAATTAAGGTTGCTTTAGTAAAAGAATTTTATGAAAATGACCCCGGTGTAATAAGGGCTAAGGAAAATGTAGCCAAGCAATTAAATGTTCCTATCAGTGATGTTAAGAAAGAATATGCAGAGTTGAAGGAATATTTAGAAATAACATACTATGGCTAACATATTTTGCAACCCTTATATTACTAGGTGTAAGGATAAGTAATATAATAAATTTAGACACAAAGAGTAGATAATCTACTATGGATTTAAAAGATACGACTATGGCAAACCTAGACGGTAAGTTTATCGTCAATAACTACCCATCAGCGAGTGCTGATGTATATTTTGATGACGGTGCAGGCCCAGTTGTTTTGGCAGTTAAGTCAAATAAGGTTTATCAGGTAGGGTTAACCAAGGAAGAACTGCAAGATGTTACCAAGGGTAAATTGATTGCTACAGTTGACGATAGTAAGAAGGAAATTTCATGGGTTCAATACCATGATAAAGATAACCTATACGATACCTATAATGGCGTTAAGGTAAGCGGATATGATGGTGCTGATGCGGGTGTTCCTTTAATTCAGGCTATTGGCTTATTCTTTAAAGGAATCAATGTAACTGCTTATGACCCTTATATTCTAAGCTTAGACGAAATTCTAAATGCTGTTTATAATGCTGACGGTTCTAAGGAAACTGCAACTACCACAACTACCACTACGACAAAAGTAGCCCCAACTACAACCACTACAACTACGGTGAGCAACGGCTAAACCTATAGTGAGCAGTTTAAAAACAACAGAAGAATCAGCGACAATTAATGTCACACTAAAATAATTATGAAGGAGCGAATTGCTAATGGCAACTAAATTTGATGTGTACAACGATAAGGGTACTTTAGTAGCATCTGCCCAAGAATCTCCAGTTACAGTAACTGGGTTATCCCCAGATACCACATATACCGGTTGGTATGTAACGGTATCAGGGCAAACTGCTAAGACTACTATCCCTGATTTTACAACTAAGGCATCTACGACAACAACCACAAGCACTACTTTAAATGTAACGACAACTACTAGTACAACTACTGTAAAACCAACTACGACTACTACAACTAGTACGACAACGGTAAAACCAACTACGACTACTACAACTAGTACAACTACGGTAAAACCAACTACTACTACTACTACAACTAGTACAACAACAGTAAAACCGACTACTACGACTACTAGTACGACAACAGTAGCGTAATTAAATGAAGTATCTAACAAGCCAGAACGCAACTGTTAAGTTTAAATGGCAATTGTCCGTTTATATCACTAGTTTGTTAGAAATTGGGGTTAATCCAGATGACATTGTAGTGCTGTTCTCGGACAGTGATAGCCATATTCCTAAATATATTAGGGACCATTACCATGTAGATGTACATGTGTATGAGGATAATCGAGAAGACAAAAGCTATATTCCTAGTATAAAGCCTTACTTGGTTTATCGTTATTTAGATGAGAATCCTTTTGCTAGACTAGAGGATTATGTCTATACAGATTCTGATATAATTATCAGGGAGCCACTTGATTTTAGTCTGCTACCAGCTGACTGTAAAAATTGGTATGGTTCAGATTGTGGTGGATACCTTGATATGGGATACTTAAATTATGTTGATAATTCCGAAAAGATTATTAATGCTATGCTAGAAATAGTTGGAGTTACAATTGATGATGTTAAGAGTATTGATGCTAATTGTATTGGTGCTCAGTATATTATATCAAACCCTAGTCCCGAATACTTTAAGAAAGTATATCAAGACTCTTACAAACTATATCACGCAACCATAAAGATTGAGTCTAATTTTCAACATTGGGTAGCAGAGATGTATGCTACTTTATGGAATATGCCTCTATTCAATATTAACCCCCATATTAGTGATGAGTTGGCCTTCACGTGGGGAACTGATAGTGCAGAGACATTCAAAGAGAACAAGATTTATCATGATGCTGGAGTAGTTGATGGTAATCAAGGGTTATTCTACAAAGGTAATTATAATATGAGAGAGCCTTTTGATGATGATTTTAGTTTCATCAGCAAAGATAAAGCATCTTATTATTATACTCAGTATATTAAAGCAACTAAGTAATATTCATAAGAGGCCGCCTTCAATAGGTGGTCTTTTTGTTACAAACATGGTATAATATAAATAATTAAGAAAGAGGTAATAATATGGCTTATTATGATAAAGCAACAAGTGATGAATTAAAAGATAAATTTAAGGACTTAGCTAAGCCAACCGGAGCAGACTTTTCAGGGCTTGTAGGCTACTTTGATAAAGGATTACAGGGTATGGATGCGGCGCTCCCTAAGACTGTTACTCAGAGCGCTTATAACGCCCTAACTGATGACCAAAAGAATACCGGGGTATTTATTGTAGTACCAGACACAACAATAGTAAATTCAACTACTAGTGCAACGAACGTAGTATTAACTATGACAACATCAAAATAACAGAGGAGACTGACAATGGATATTTTAATTAATAAATGGTTCTTAATTGTAGAAATAACCTATATCTTAACAGTATTCTTTGAATACTTGTCTACAATTACTGCTGTCAGAAATGCTGATAGTTATGCTAGGCAAGTGGGTAATGAACTTACTAGTGATGTCATTAAGAAAGGTATCAAGTTTGGGTTTATAATGGAAGGGCTAGTAGGAGCAATTCTATCTGGTGGACTAGTTGCTTTTATTCTTGCCGAGAAGGGCACTTTTACTTCCTTTGAATACGTGGTATTTTATTTTGTGGGACTAGTTATATCACTATTTATTCGTAACTATATTTATTCTTGGATAACTAATGCTTATTCAGACAGACAAGTTAAGCGAATGAAGAATGCACAGGCTAAGATTATCAAGGAAGCCCAGAAAGACGTTGCTAATGGGTCTTTATCACCTGAACAGTTAGAACACCTTATGGATTTAACTTCTGGGAAGGCGCGTGATAGTAAATGGCGGAAATAAGTACAGTCAAAGCAGGAGTAGTAATGGT